TTAGGACGGCCGCAAATCCACGGTCCAGACCAGCCGCTCGCGATCACGAACGGGCTCGCCCTGAATGAGGAACGCCTCGCCGTCGATCTCGATGCGGTCACCCGGACGGGGGGCCGGAACCTCCGCGACGCGCAGGTCGATCCGGGTCGTTTCCGACCAAAGACGGGAATCGCCAAAGTCGGTGATCGCATCCGCCTGCCGGGAGACGATGCGCACCAGCGTGGGCGCGCCGCCGTCGGAGGTGTAGACCGCCTCTCGCCCGATGTTCGGGTCGGCGAACAACAAGTCGACGGCGGCGTCGAAGACAGACATCACGTCCGCCGGGCGCTACGCAGCACTTGTGGGCGAGTGCAGATCGGCAGTGGATTGCTCTCGATTTCAAGCCGCACCCATTCGTCGCGGTCCCGGTCAGGGATGGTGCGCGCGTAGAGAGGCAGGCCGAGGGTGTTGACCGTTTCGAATGTGTCAGCGGGCGCATGGTAGATCTCGAAGAGGCCCTCCACCCCTTCGGGGTAGAAGAAGGCCTTGTCGGTCGGCACGCCGAAGCCCGCCCCACCTCGGTAGCGACGGAAGCTGATGCCACCAAAGCTGACCTCGTCAGCAACCCGACCGCGCAGATCGGCAGCAGCGGCGGTGTTGAGATAGGTCTCGCGCACTTCCTTGTGGGCGATGAGATCGGCAAAGAAGGTCGAGCCACATTCCGCGCGGACCTGCACCGCCCCGGCCGCGAGCCCGCCCATGCTGTCCTCGACGCTTTCGATCAGCGCCTGGCAGCGTTTGCGCAGCGCGCCAGAGCCCGGGGTCGCGTTGTCGAGATCGAAGTCGATCTCGGTGGCGGGCGTGATGGCGAACTCGGTGAAGTAGTTGATCACCGTGGCGCTATCCTTGGGATCCTTCACGATGCCCTGAATGCCGTTCAGCAGGTGATATTCAAACGTCGCCTCCGCGTCCTGGCGTAGACGGCCAAGCTTGCGGGCGACCTCGCTTTGCACCTGCTGGGTCGCACTTTCCGAGCCGAAGTCACGAATGCCCTGGATTTCAGAGGCCCAGAGCACGTCCTGCTTCTTGAACTGGCGGCAGACAAAGGCGCGCATGTCGCGACGCTCAGGAACCTGTTGCTCGGCCGCCGAGCCGCGTTCGGAGAACGGGATCAGTGACAGCGTGCCGTCCCGGCTCTCGATCACGACGGTGCGCGAGCGCACGCCGCGCGGTGAGAACAGGCTGGAGCCCGACAGGATCGCGGGCTTGAAGGGGATGTTTTCCAGCGCGCGGGTAAGCTCGATGATGGTGAAGGCATCGCCTTCGAAGATATCCATGGTGGTCATGGGAATGCCTCCTTTGAGGGTTTGATCAGCGGACGAGAATGCCGACCGCCAGCAGCGCGGCATGGGCGGCGGTGATCTCGCCCTCGCTGGGGGTGCCGACAAAGACGAGATCGTGGCGATTGGCGATGGCGGGGCCACGGACCAGCGCAACGGCTGGCGCATCGCCGCCCGTCGCGTCAGCCTTGCCCCAGAGCACCGCCACGGCGGTTTCCGTGCCATCGACGGCAGCGGGATCATGGGCGGCGTATTTGCCGGACGCGGTGATCTTCCCCAGCACGGTGCCCGGATCGAGCGTGGCAAAAGCTGTTCCTGTGGCGACAGTGACGGTTTCGCGGGTGTAGTCGCGGAAGGCTTCCCAGACGAGGAAGCCTCCGGGATGGGTGGTCTCGGTGAGCGTGGTCATGAGTTATCCTTTCAGTTTGAAGGTACGGGCGACGATCTCGCCCCAGGGGCGAGCTGTCGTGCTGCGGCCCGGTTGTGCGTGATGGGCCGTGATTTCGGGTTCGGCCTCGGCTTTGACAGCGAGAAGGGCCATGCGGACGTCGTCGAGACTGGCGTCCTGTTCGAGGAAGCGCCCGGCCATCTGCGGCTGACCTGCGAGATGGCAGAGATCGACGACAGCGCGGGCATGGGTGATTGCCTCGGCGCGGATCGCGACCGGATCAGGCGGTGCGACACCCGGAGCCGGGATCGGGTCCGAAGGGCTGGGCATGTCGTCGGCCTCAACTTGCCCCTCGGGCTCGACAGGCGCATCGTCGCTGTCCGCCTCTCCAGTGCCGTCGGCAGGTTCGACATCGCCGTGCAAGATACTGTCGGTCTGTGTGCCCGTGTCTTGGCTAGTATCCACTGGAACGTGTTCCAGTTCGGGCTGAACACCCTCCTGGACGGTGGCTTCCACTGCCTCGACGAGGTCCGGCGGCGCGTTGCGGAACCGACCGATGTCGAAGCGTGCGGCCATTCTAACAGGCTCCGCCAGCCGGTCCGCGAAGCCCGCCGCCACCGCATCCCCCGCGTCGAACCAGGTCTCGGCCGCCATCAGCGCTGCGATCTCGTCGTCGGGTTTGCCGGATTTGGCGGCATATCCCCGGACGAGGCTGCCCGCGATCTTGTCAAGCGCCTCGGCCATGGCGCGCATGTCACCCGCCGTGCCCATTGCCAGACCCGACGGATCGTGGATCATCAGGAACGCATTTTCCGGCATGACGATCTCGTCACCCGCCATCGCGACATAGGACGCGGCAGAGGCGGCAATACCGTCGATCCAGACCGTGACCGCGCCCACGTGACGCTTCAGCGCATTGTAGATCGCCACGGCATCAAAGACTGACCCGCCCGGGCTATTCAGCCGCAGATCGACCGGCGTCCCGTCGGGCAGTGCGCCGAGTTCGGCAAGGAACCCCTTCGCCGAGACCCCATAGGCACCGATCTCGTCATAGATCGCCACTTCCGCACCTGTTCCCCGGGCGCGGATCGCATACCAGCTTGTCATATTGTCACTCCTGTTCGGTGGCGGGATCGGTGGAGGCGGATCCATCGCCTGTGTCTTCGCCTGTGCCATCTCCAGGATCAGGCCGCGCGGCGGGCGTTGCTCGCGCGCCCTGTGTCTCGCCGGGGCTCGCGCGGTAGCTCAGCCCCAGATCAGCAACGCGTTTGGCATCCGCCGCATTCTCACGGTCGACTTCTTCGACGTCATAGCCGGTGGCCTCGACCACCTTGCGCCGCGAGGTGATGCCCGCTTCCATCGCCAGCACTTGCGCCTGGATGTCCTTCAGCGGGTCGACCCAATCCCAGCGTGGCGGTATCCATTGCACCGGCCGCGCGACGGCAGGATTGCCGATATCCAGCGCCCCCGACAACACAGCCGTCTCAAGCCAGCGCCGCCAGATCGGCCGACACAGCTGATGGGCCATCACCCCGTGCTGCAACTGACCGATGCGGCGGCGGAACTCGACCAGCTCTGCCCGCAGGCTCGAATAGTTCGCCTGGCGCACGTCCCCGGTGACGAGGTGGTACGGCAGGCCCAGTGAGGCTGATACCGACAAGAGCGTCCGGTATTGAAACGCCTCATAGCCGCCACCCACGTCTGCAGGACTGGAGAACTTCACATCCTCGCCCGGCAGCAGCACCTGCATCGTGCCCGGCTCGAGGCTGGCAATCGCAGCGCCGTCCAGATCGACTTCGGACTCGCCCATCATCGGATCTTCCGGCGCGGTCTTGGTGATGAACCCCGCGAACATCGCCGCCGTCTTCTTCCGGTCAAGCTCGGCGTCGTCGTACTGGTCCAGCAGGAAAAGCCGCACCATGGCGGGCGCGACATGCGGCAGGCCGCGGATCTGCCCGGCATCGAGCGGGCGATAGACGTGAAGGAC